CTCGCCGCACAGCACGAGTGGCAGCTCGACGGCCACGAAGGCGGCGTGTACACCGCCGGCATCGGTGGCGCACTGACCGGCCGCCCCGTGGATCTGCTGATCATCGACGACCCGATCAAGGACCGCGCCGACGCGGACTCCCCCACGATCCGGCAGAACGTCATCGACTGGTGGACCGACACCGGATCCACGCGTCTCGCCCCGGGCGCCCCTGTGGTCCTGATCCAAACCCGGTGGCATCCGGACGACCTGGCTGGGTGGCTCCTGGCCCAGGAGGACGCCCACCGGTGGAAGCTCATCAGCATCCCCGCCCAGGCCGAAGCCTTGGACCCGGCAGACGACCCGCTCGGCCGGCAACTCGGGGAGTTCATGGCCAGCGCGCGCCGGCGCACCGTGGCGCAGTGGGAGAAGATCAAAGCCGCACTGCCGGCACGGACGTGGGCTGCGCTCTACCAGCAGCGACCCACCCCCGCTGAGGGCACCGTGTGGCAGGAGTCGTGGATCAGCGCGTTCCGTGGCCGCACTGGCGACTCCATGCACCGGTGGAGCTCCGTCTTGGTCGGTGTCGACCCCGCTGTCACATCGAAGACGACCAGTGATGAGACGGGCATCGTGGTGACCGCGATGGACACCGAAGGCACCGGGTGGGTAGTCGACGACCGGTCCCTGCGTGGCACCCCGACCGAGTGGGGCGTCGCAGTCTGGCACGCGGTGTTCGACTGGTCCGGCACCGGGATCGTCATCGAGGACAACCAGGGAGGGGAGATGGTCCTGACGGTCCTGCAGACGTCGTGGCAGACCGCTGTCGCGTCCTACCTGCGCCTGCACCCGTCGTGGCGGCCGATCATCGCCCCACCGGTCACCCGAGTCCACGCGTCGCGCTCGAAGCGGATCCGCGCCGAAAGTGTCGCTGCCCTGTATGAGGTGGGCCGGGTCAGGCACGCCGCCGACGGCACCACCCGCCTGGCAGCGTTGGAGGACCAGATGACCGCCTGGACCGGAGTGGGTGACAGCCCGGACCGCATCGACGCCCTGGTCCACGCTCTGACCGCCCTGTTCCTACCCAAGCACGCCGACGCTGGGGTCGGTGCGGCCCGTCAGCAGGCTGCGACGCGTCGCCGAGCAGCTGGTCGACGCTAGGCGTGTCTGGGCTACTCTGTCGGGCCCGTTGGTTACGTTGGTGGCCAGCAGGGTAGAGCAGCTCGGTCAGCTCGCCGGCCCCATAAGCCGGAGGTCGTGGGTTCGAATCCCACTCCTGCCACGTGAACACCCAGCCCGCTGAAGCCCTCGCGGCATCAAGGCTGGGTTATCTCCTACCGCGTGCCCGAATCCTCTGCGCTGAGTAGCCCGCTACGGTGTCCCTTGTGGCGTGCCACACGGCACAACGACGACGGAGGCCCTCTTGCGCACGTTCCTTCATGACCAGTGGTCCCCGCTGTCCCACATCGCCGACCTGGGCGACGGCGCGCTCGGGACGCGCCCGCTGAACGTTGCACCGTGGGTGGACGACGTCGACGCCCGCCGGCTCACCGCGTACCGGATCCTGTCCGCGTACACCGACAACGTGCGCCGCTACTACCTGCCCGCGAACATGTGGGGCGTCCAAGGCGGACTGGAACTCGACTCGTTCGGGCGGCTCCCGTCGAGCTCGGACCCGTCCGAGGCGGCCAAGATGCGCGAGTACGGCCACGCCGGGCTGATCACCGAAGCGACCCGGTCTCTAGTGCTCGGTGAGGACCAGACCATCGTCGTGGTCGACCCCACCCAAGAGGGCGACACCGAGAACGCCGCAACAGCCAAGGTGAGGGATTGGCTCGAAGCGTGGGCCACCAAGGAACGCCTGGTCGGCAAGCTCCTCACTGGCGAGGAGACCACGATCACCGACGGTGACGGCGTGTACGTGCTGGGCTGGTCCCCCCGCGCTGGCCGTCCCCGCCTGAAGACCTACGACCCTGGGTTCTACTTCCCGGACCTGACCGCCGCAGACAAGCCCGAGTATGCCGAGTGGGACGACGACGACTTCCCGCCCGTGGTGCACCTGGCCTGGGAACGCGAGGACGAGGACAACCACACCATCCTGGTGAGGCACACGTGGCGGATGCGCAAGCTCGACAGCGCTGTGTCGGCGCCGTGGGGTGGGACCCGGGACTGGACGTGTGACTTCACCGTCGTCGAGGTCCGCACCGACCGCCTCAAGGTCGGCTGGAACATCTACAACCTGCCCGCCGACGGTGAAACGGTCACCGTGGTCAAGGCGACCGTGGATCTGGGTGTCGACTTCATGCCCGTGGTGCACGTCCCCAACGATGAGCCGGGCGGGCGGCACTTCGGACGGTCCACCCTGTTGCGGGTCGCGATGATCCTGGATGACCTGATGGGTTCGGACACGGACCTGGCCATCTCCTCGGAGCTGTCCGCGCCTGCGCCAACCGTGACCACGGGTGCGGGGTCGCCGACCCTGGATGGTGGGCCGGGCGCGCAGTGGAACGTCCCCGCGGGTGGGTCCATCTCCCAGCTGGACACGTCCAAGTCCCTGGATGCGCAGATCAAGCATGGTGACCGGCTGATGGAGACGTTGGCCACGAACGTCCGCCTCGCCCTGGTCCTACTCGGTCGTGCTGATGTGGGTGCGGCACCGTCGGGGTACGCGCTCGAGCTCGGCTTCGCCCCCACGTCCGCGCTGGTGCGTGAGCTGCGCAACGCCCGCGGCGTGAAGTACCCGCTCATCCTGAAGTTCGCCGTCAGGTTGACCCAGGCCAACGACCCGACCCAGATCCCCGCCGGCGCAACACCCGACCTGAGTATCGACCTGGGTGCGGCGTTGCCGGCGGACCTGCCCGCGGCGATCGAGGCAGTGAAGGACCTGCTGCCGATCCGGGCGATCAGCACGGCCACCGCGGTGCGGATGCTGGCCCGTGCCGGGCTGCCGATCGACGACGCGGCCGCTGAGGTGGCGTTGATCGAGGCGGAGGCGTTGGCCGGCGGACACATCCTGGGCGCGGTGCCACCTGTTCCGCCCGTCGCGTGATCGGCGTGGCGTGTCACATGCCGCACACCACGACGACGCTCTAGCGTGAACCAATGAACAGCCCCGCACGCGCTCGAGCGTGCGACGGCCGACCGACAACGATCTTGGAGGCAACGTGCTCAAGGGCATGAAGCGGAACCGCGGCAAGTACAACCCCTTCGCCGGGCTGGCCTTTGGCATGCTCTGCAACGCGCCTGAAGATGACGGCGGCGCTGGTGGTGGTGGCGACGACGCGGCCGCCCAAGCTGCTGCTGCCGCGGCGGCCGACAAGAAGTTCACCCAGGACGACCTGACCCGCATCGCCACCGCGGAAGCCGCGAAGGGCAAGCGTGCCGGTGCTGCTGAGGTCGCCGCCGAGCTCGGCATGACCGTCGCTGAGGCCAAGGTTCTCATTGAGGGCGCCAAGGCCGCGCAGGAAGCGGCCAAGACCGAGGCGCAGAAGGCCACCGACGCCGCGACCGCATCCAAGACCGCCTCCGACGCGCTGGGCGTGACCGCCGCGGCCACCATCCTGGCGTCCAAGGTCACCACGGCCCTGGTCATCGCAGGGATCGCCCCGCAGGTCGACGGCAAGGTCAATCCGGCGCTGGCCATGGCCGTGCGCCTGGTCGACGTGCCCGCTGACGCTGATGACGCTGCGATCACCGCCGCCATCGCAGCGGTCAAGGCCGCCGCGCCAGCGTTCTTCGCCCCGCCCGTGCCCAAGCCGGACGGCGAACCCCAGACCGGACCCACCAAGACCCGTCCTGCTGGCGCCATGTTCGGCGCCAAGGGCGCAGCCGAAGCCCTCAAACGCTTCCCACCCGCCAAGGTCGCCTAGACCCCACGCACGCACCACGGCCACCCCGCAGCCGCGATACGGGGAACGGGCACCACCGCCCGCAACGGTGGACGACGGCGGCACCTGAGCCCGCACGTGCGAGCACAACCAGTTCCCTTTCGCATGTGAGGAGCAAGACGTGGACATCAGCCCCGTCACCACCAGCTACACCCCGGAGGACAACTCCTGGATCGCGTCGTCCCACGGTACGGACTCCACAGAGACCGTCACCCTTGACGGCGCGGTCGGGTTCGTCCCGGCCACGCACTTCCCTGCCGGTGTCCTGCCGTCCGGGACCGCCGTGGCCAAGGTCACCGCCAGCGGCAAGTACGGCCTGTTCGACAACGCCGCAGTTGACGGCCGCACCGTCTTCGTCGGCTTCACCGTCGGCGCGGTCACCATCAGCGCGACCAAGTCCGTCGGCGCAGCCATCCTGACCCACGGCAAGGTCGAGGAGTCCCGTCTGCCGTTCGCAGTCGACGCCTCGGCCAAGGTCGACAACCCCAACATCCGGTTCGTCTGACCCGGCTAGACAGGAGAAACAGTCATGCAGCTTTGGGACATTGTCTCGCCGGCCAACCTCACCGTGTTCGCACGGACGGTCCCCGACGAGCTCCCTGACAGCCTCAACCGGTTCCTTCCCGACAGGGTCATCGCCGGCATCAAGTCCCGGATCGCGAAGAAGACCCGGACCAACGTGGTCGCCCAGTACCGGGCGTACAACGCCGAGACCCCCATCGGCAACCGTCCGATCAGCATCGCCGTCACCGAGGTGCTCCTGCCACCTGTTGGCCAGAAGCTGATGCTCACCGAGTGGGAGCGTCTGTCCCTGGAGGCCGCCCGCAACGGTGGCACCGCCCTGGACGAGATGGTCGCGACCGTCTACGACGATGTCGAGAACAGTGTCCGGGCGGTCCGCAACCGCGCCGAGCTGGCCCGTGGTGACTTCCTCACCGACGGCAAGTTCACCCTCGCGGCCGAGAACGGCCTGACCATCGAGGCGGACTTCTCCCTGCCGGGCACACACGCGCCGACCGCCGCGATCCTGTGGAGCGTTGTCGCGACCGCGGTCCCGCTCTCCGACGAGCAGGCCTGGGTGCAGGTCATCAAGGTCGACTCGGGTAAGGCCCCGGTCGCGGCGATCTGCTCCTCGACGATCGTGGGATGGCTGCTGCGCAACGCGGAGTACCGCGCCGCGTACTGGGGTGGTGGCGCTGCCAGCCAGCCGAACCTGAACCGGGCCCAGCTGGCACAGGTCCGCTCCGACAACGGCCTGCCGCCGCTGAACGAGTACGACCACCAGCTGTACGTCAACGGGGCCAACGCCCGCGTGATCCCCGTGAAC